TCAACTGGAGCCGCATCTTGCGCCTCTTGATCTTGTTGTGCCATATTCATTTGATGCTGTTGATCTTGTGTTATAAAAGGTTGCTCTAATGCCAAATCACTTTCTATTTGAGAAATCTCTTCGTCAGTGAGCATTAACACATTGCGCTGAACATATGATTTACTGAACAGAGTACCAATGTAACTAGCCATACCGTTCAATACTTCAACTCTGCTTCTTAATATTTCTTGATTCTTTGATTCTGTATAGTAAGCATCTTGTGCAAACTTATAAAACAAATCATCTTTAATATCATTCCAGTCTTCTTCTGTGATAATATTTTTGAGAAGAAGTTGGGTCTTCAACAAGTCATCAAACATAACTCCAAACTTTGTTCTAAGTCTAGACACAAACTTTGTAAACTTTAACTCGTCTCTATTGATTTCAGCAGAACGACCAAAGTTTAGGCCTGCTTGCTGTTCTAATCTAGAAACAGGAACATTTAATGACTGATAGAGTTTCTTTTGAAAGTAAACTACATCTTCAATCTGTCCTAAGTTTTGACCTGCAGGCAATGTATCGATTGAAGTACCGTTACTGCCTTCTCTACGTGGTAACCAAAAGTCTTCCAACATAGACATAAACTTCTTATCATCACGGACTTCACCTGTACTAGCATCGTATACTAGTTTGTTACGGTAACGATCCATGATATCTTTGAGATACTGTTCTGCCTTATTAGTTGGCAGATTGCCTACGTCAACATAGAATATTCTTCTTTCAGGAGCTCTCGTAATCCTATAAATGACTACGGCATTCTCCATCATTCTGAGTTGATTCGCAGGACGAATAGCTTTATGTAGATAAGACAAAGCAATATTCTTATCTTGATCTACTAGTCCCGAAGGAACGTAACAGATAGCATCTTTAGTAATCTTCAAAGCATTGTCATTCATAGGAGCTTTGTATTGGGCTGCTCTCTGTGACATGCCTTTCTCGTTGAAAATATAAAACTCTTCAACGTCTTTAATAAACTGGATGCCTTGCTCGTTCTTTTCTTTCTTTACTTCTTTGACCTTAGTAATCTTACGTGGGTCAATGTAACGGATATCTCTAATGCCTTTTCTGGGATTAGCAGTATCAATTACTTTATGGAAATACAGACGTCCGTCAATATACCAACGTCTAAAATAATCGTGAGACCTGTTCTTGAAATCAAGCATCTCAACTATGTTTTCAAACTCATCTTGAATTTGTCTTTTCACTGCTTCAGAAACTTTCAACTTATCTGTGTCTAATGTCACAGGGTCTTCGTCATCTAAATTAGCAATCGCATCGTCAATGATATCTTGTATTGCAGTATCAACATCAGCCATCAAAGATATATCTCTATATCGCTTGATTAACTCTGCTTCGTTATTTGCAATACCTTCGATATCGAGATACGTGCCGTAATAACCACCAGCACGTATACTCTCTACACCGCCCTCATCAGAAGGAGCCACGAAAGACTTTTCGGTCTTAGGCGGCTGCTCCCTTGAGATGTTAAACCCAAATATATTCATTCTAAATTAAATCCTTTTCACGCTACGACTAAAAGTTATCGTAGTGTTGATATTGGAAAGTCACCGTAAATTCTTCAATGATGTCGTTTTGTGCGTATTGTAGTGCAATTTCAGACATCTGAATTGGGAATGCATTGCGCAATACATAAGTACCGCCACGCAATACATCATCATTTCTATCAAGATGCTGAACAGTAAGGTCTGCTTGGTAGTCTACTGGATTCAAAAACCCGGTATTCTCAGCAGTAGCGTTCATACCTTCCATCCATTGTTCGAATGGACGACGGAGAGATTGTCCGCTGTCGTTGACAATAGTGATAGTCCAAGGATCAAAAATCCTTTCGCCTGCCAACTTAACTTCACGACCTCTGTACTGAATGATAGCTGGATTAACAGTTGAAGCAGGAACTGCTGCACCTGAAACAAGCAAACTGTAAGAAGGATCAGCTCCTGTGACGTAGCTTGGGAAGCCAAGCAAGACTCTAAACTGGTTAGGTCTTGCTCCTCCGGCGCCTAGTCGAGCTTTAAACTCTGTAATGTTCATTTATATCTCCTGTTTCCTTTTATTTATAAGCCTATGCGCCAACTTCTTCAAAAGCAATACCAGTTCTGGTAGCAACGAAGTTGAGTTGGATGAAGTTGATTGACTTCGCTGGCTGAATGAAAATATCCGCTACAAATTGATTTGTATCTATTACTTGTGTAGTGTTATTTGTTTCATCACAAATTACACGGAAGTCATAAACACCTCTGCGACCTTGAACATCACGCAAGAATGGTTCAACCAAGTTCTTGAATTGTGCTCTAGTAAACGCATCGTTGAATTCAAACAACTGGAACTTAGCTGCTGTAGCGATTGCTTTTTCAAGTGTAATAAACAGTCTACGAACATTGATTCGATCAAATGCACTTGGCTTTTCAAGCAAAGTTTTGTCGCCGAACAATACAATACCTGAACCAGGGAAGCCAACAACAGGATTCACGCCTGCTTTGTAAAGCGTATCACGGTCAGTCTTGTTTGGAGAGTAAGCTAATTTGACTGCATTCTTGATTGCACCACGATTGTATCCTGCAGGTGAGAACCAAGGATCTGCTACGTTATCTGTAGAAGCGCATAGGCCTGCAATGTCGCCATTACAAGGAACCCATACATACTGATCGTAGTAACGATTGTACATATACTTCCAACCAGAATCAAATACTGCAAAAGAGCTTCTAGTGTAAGAACCGACTTCAGCAACAATCGAAGTTGCTTCAGATCCTACGTTATCAAGAACAGATGCTGCTGCTGGTGAAACAAATACCATACAGTCTTTACGACTTTCTGCAACATTATCGATGACGTAATCACCAACAGTAGCAGAAGCTGCGCCGACAAAGATTAAGTTGACATCTACAAGCTCGTCATTTGCAAACAATGCAAAAGCTGTTTGAAGATCAGCGTCATCAGTAGTACCGTTAGCACCTAGTGCCAGGCTAACAGTTGCTTCGCCAGCAGTTGCGTCACTAGTGTAAGTAACACCGCTAGATAATGTGCCCCAGTTGTTGCCTACGGCTGCAGGATGCCCTGTCCACCAAACATATTGTGATCTTTGATTCATTACAGTTTTGTAGTAGTTTGAACGACCAACTGAATCTGTAGCATCAGATGCTTTTGAGACGCCTGCAAATTTCTCAAGAACAGTACCTGCTGTACCAGTAAACAATCCATTCTCGTCAATTACGATGATATGCATTTCATCGTTAGAGCCACCGGCAGCAGCCACACTTGTTGAAGTGCTTGGAGCGTAATCAAACTGAGCTTTGTACGCCCAAGTAGCATAAGATGCAGAGTCTGCAAAAGATACCAACAATGAGTTACCAAGTGTGCCAGGACATTTTGCTGCCCACATACCGTTAGCAAAAGATGCTGTGCTATTGTACTTATCTTCGTTTTCGATTAGTACACCAGCAGTTGCTCCTGCATTTAGTGCTGCACTTGTGTCAATAGCACGAACTACTTTAAGTGCGCTAGTGTAAGCTAGAAATGAAGCAGCAGCAAACCATTCTCTGTAAGTAGTACCAGTGACTGGTGGAAGACCAAATCTAGATACTAACTCATTCTCTGAGCTAATAGTCACTACTTCATTTGCTGGACCCCAAAGAAAGTCTCCAGCAGTACCACCTATTGAGGTACCAACTGCGGGAACTACTGAAGTGAGGTCTTTTTCCGTTACCTGGACTCCAGGTGATAGCTGAAAAGCCATATTTATTCTCCTCGTTAAAAATCAGACAACATTTTTATTGTTTGTTTCGTCTGATTATTTATAACTTTTAATATTTGAACTTAGACTCTTTGAGCCGTTTTTCGTACTCATCGTCTGTTAGCCAGTAATCTCCGCCTGCTACCCATGCTGGTGGCGCATCATCGCTCTTTCTCATTACAAATGGAGTGAGATTCTGTGTAATACTTTGCATTTCTTGCTTGTACAGCCCTTCTCTAGTATTGACATCTACTAACTCTTTGAAGAAAGGCATAGTAGATAGCCAGCCAAACAATACCATACACATAACACAGTCATCATTGTAGCCTTCGTCTGCTTGATAAGTATTACCTTTCTCAACGAAAGTAGATATTTCACTAATAATGTCTGCATCAAATACTAAAAGTTTGTGTTCTTCCATAAGAGACTTGAAGTTGAAACAACCTTGTCTCTTTACTTGTTTAGATGTATTCACGCCGAGTCTTGTAGACTTACCAAATCCAGGCGATACATATTGTCTTGATTTTTCTGTCACTGTACTAAAGATATTGTCGTATTCTATTTCTTCGTGTAATATCTCTACTACTTGTCCGCCAATGTCGTTTGTTTCAACGAGTACAAAAGCGTTATTATAATCTTCACCTACTTTAGCTATAACATTAGGATATAACATAGGTGCAATTTTATTGTTTCGATACTTTGCCACAACTCTGTACGGCATTTCTGTAATATCGAAAACAACAAATGCTGAATAGTCACCGCCAATGCCTCTAGCCGTGTCTACTGTAATACAATAATAATGATTCTCTTTAGGATCTTCATATATATCAACAGCGTTGCCTTCAGGATTGTCATAAAGAACATCCTTAGAACTTAGTGTTGCAATAGTTCTGCCGTTGATAAGTGTGTTTGATGATCCTAAGAAGTCACACAATACTTCCTGTGTAAACTTAAGTTCACCTAGAAGTTTAAGTTGTTGCTCTGCCCATGCTTCATCTCTGCCTGGGATCTCAGTATAAGGAATGAAGTGACTGACGAATCCATTAGTGCCTTTCTCTGCTTCATTCCAGAACTTCCAGAAATGATTGTAACCAAGAGGAGTAGATGTGAGTAGAATCTTTGTAGTTTCACCAGCAGAAATTGTAGGATATACAGAAGCAAAGAATTCATCAGCAACATTATTTGGAATGATTGCCGCTTCGTCAATGTACAACCAGTTTACAGACTTACCACGAATACCAGATGTTGTTGTTGCTGCTGTGAATACTCTACAGTTATTCTCTAGCTCAACGTCACCTTTGTTCCAAGTCTTTACACCTTGTTGCATCCATATAGGAAGATTCTCATACATCGTTTGATAACGAGCAAGTACTTCTCTTGCCGATGCTGTTTTGTTTGCCATGATGGCAACAGTCTTGTCTGCGTTGAATATTGTGTAGTGAAGAATGCATGCAGCAGCAGTAACAGTCTTTCCTTGCTGTCTACCTTCCATTAGAATAACTTTACGTTCGTTTACAATAATTTCAACTTTTTTCTTTTGACATTCGTAAAGTTTAAAAGGTTGTAAGCCTCTGTCTAGTGTAATGATCTTACAGAAATTTTCGATGAAATAAATTGGATCATCTTTACATTTAAGATAATCTCTAATCTGTTCTTCAGTGAAATCATGTTTATGCCCAATCGATTTTAGATTAGGATTACCATGATAGGAAGTTTCTTCTGTCATGTTTTAGTCTTGCTCAATGACCTGTTCGGCATTTAAAGCTCTTAACAAGTCTTTAGTGCTTCCGACAAACATATTGTTATTAGTAACATTTGCTTGCTTAGGCTTAGCATCTTCTCCTTTCACTTTTTTTGCTTGAGCTTGTACATCAAGCATATCTTTTGCATTATCTTGTAAAGTTTTGATGAGCTGGCCCGCAACTTCATATGCCCTAGGTTGGTCGCTATTTCTAGCTATGTGAAGCATGCCTTTGATAGCTTCTTCGCTATACTCAGCAGTTCTTTTTAGAATATCTCTAGCTTCTTGAAAGTCGTCTTCTAAATCTTTTTCTGCATCAGCAGGTGGCACAGGAAGATTATTTTCTTCTCGTGTTTGTTTTAGATTGCTTTCAAGTGCTTT